AATGCACACGACATCGTCGCCTTCGCCACCGTATAATTGTGAAGCACATCATCGTCCTGACGCCGTCCATACCCAGGAATCGCACTCGAACAAATAAAATCACCGTTCTCGATCGGCCCCGCTACATCCGTCACCCACACCGCTCCTTCTCCTAGGCCATTGACGCGCACCATGGTATTCAGACGATCTCCCCACTCCGTGGTATCATCACACGAAATCGTTCCGTCCGTGTTATAGGCGTCATTCTTGACGTTCGTTAATATACCCCAGACCGCCTTGTCCATGTCCTTCTTGGTCAACTGGATATAGGGGAGCGCCTCCGTAATCGTAATGGCATCCCGTCCCGTCGTCACCTCGCCCGTCACAGGATTGATGGAATAGTATCCCTTATCCGCCGAACTCACAATGAGCCCCACATACTTTGCCACATTGTCCTTGAGAGACATCTCGCCCTCCACAGGCTGATTGGCGTGTTGTCCCGTGAAATACGTGCTGGCGCCGAGAATGGACCGAAACGGCACCGTGCCCGACGTGCCATACACATACAGACTTGTGCCATACATCGTAGGCATGAGTGTGGCATAGGACAGGCCCGTCAACAACGTCTTGGACGCCGCATCCGCGGGCATGGAATTGCTGACGACGAGAAGACCATTCGTTACACTGGTAGACGAGACGATATGGAGGCGCGCCTTTGGCCATGTAGTGCCGATTCCCACCGAGCTCGTAAAGGTATTAAAGCCCGCCCCGTTGAACGCATTTCCGCCCGATAGATAGGCCCGAGCATTGATCTGAGGCTGAATAAGACTAGTCGTCCCCACCAAGTAGTTCAGTTCGGCAGAAGACGCGTAGGAGGAGGACAGATAGTTCGATCCATTGCTTACCACGGCACGACCTGGGGTAAGCGCATTGATTTGAAAGTCCTGCACGGCATAGGTGGACGCAATCGTCAGCGTGTTCGTATAGATATTGTTACAGGTGACACTCGAGACATGGATGGCATCCGATGGGGTTACTTCTCCATTGAGTCCCGTGACCAGCACACGATTCTGCTCCACGGGTTCATCATAAGGGCCGAGGACATACGTATTGTAGCGGGAATCATCGTTATAGGTTCGAACAATCAAGGGACCGCTGTTGACGGATACCACCCCACTCGGTAGACTCATCTCTAGCATCAGACAAGAATGAAATATACTACGCGCCCCACGCAGTTCTTATTCGTGTCCATAAGAGGCTATAATAAATATCCGGAACATTCAACAGAATGCCAGCAGGTGGAGGGCTATTACAACTGGTGGCGACCGGCAAGCAGGATTTATTCCTGACGGGAAACCCGCAAATTAGTTTTTTCAAAATGGTGTATCGGCGTCATACAAATTTCGCAGTAGAATCCCAGGCCATGTATTTTGACGGCACCCCCGACTTTGGTCAGCGCATCACGTGTCTCATCCCTCGCCGCGGAGATCTCCTAGGGCGGGTCTACCTAGAGGTGGTTCTTCCACCACTTAAAGACATCAGCGGCAACCCTCTGTCCTATACGAGCTCCATTGGACATGCGCTCATTCAAGAGATTACCTTTGAAGTCGGCGAACAAGAGATTGACAAACAGACGGGCGAATGGATGGAGATCTGGACTCAGTTGACGACCTCACTCTCCCAGCGAGAGGCTCTGAATCAGTTGATTGGGCGCACGTCTCTGTATAATGCGGCCGATGTCCTTTCCGCAGGTGCATCAGGTCAGATTCGGCTCCTTATTCCGCTCCAGTTCTATTTTTGTAACAACCCAGGCCTCTATTTACCCCTCTTAGCCCTTCAGTATAGCCCTGTGCGTATTACTGTCACGCTTCGACCTCTTTCACAGCTATTTTGGGTCTCTCCACCGCAACCGCCTCTTACCCAAGAGGGTTGGAATCCCGCGTGTTCTACGAATGTGGACTGCACGACTCACCTGACGAGCATCCAGCTGTGGGGCGATTTTGTCTATTTGGATACGGAGGAGCGCCGTGCGTTTGTGAGCAAGACGCATGAATACTTGATTGAGCAAGTCCAATATACCCCCGCGCAGACCCTGACAGCCCAACAGAATACGGCAACGATTCAAGTGGAATTCAATCACCCCATCAAAGAGTTCATTTTTGTGGGACAGAGAGACGCCATGGTCAATCGTAATGAGTGGTTCAATTATAGCAATTTGGCAAAGGCCGAAACGACCCCTGCGCTTGTTCAACCGTTTCTAAACAGTAAATCACCAGCGGACCGTTTGGACCTGATTTCCACCGCAAAACTCCAATTGGACGGATATGACCGGTTCACAAAGCGCAGCCCTGAATACTTTCGTCTTCAACAACCCTATGATCACCACACGACGACTCCGGTTGACTCCTTTATTTACAATTATTGCTTTGCGTTGCGACCGGAAGACATCCAGCCGACGGGAACCATGAACGCGAGCCGCATTGACAGCATTGTCTGGCAGTTCGAAATGAATCCTGTGTTGACCAATCCACTCATGCCTCTGTGGCAACAACGTGGTCCCTGTCAGATCCGTATCTATGCACACAATTATAACGTGTTTCGTGTCATTAATGGATTTGGCGGACTTCTCTTTACGGTCTAATTATATCCATGTCAAAGCCAAGGCCAAAGCCAAAGCCAAGGCCAAAGCTAAGGCCAGTCGCAAGAAAAAAGAGACAAAAAAGACCTCTTGTCACAGTAATGAGCACGGAGGTGTCCCAGCTGAAATATTGGCGGGAAGAGGAAAAAAACAGCACGAATGCCTCCAATGCCAGCGGCGACAAGACGGATGCGCTGTCCTATCACGTCTTTCTGGGTCTGTCCGTTCTGGGAGGTGCCTTTGGTCTCGATCATCTGTATCTTCGTTCTCCCTTGACGTTTCTTGCGAAATGTGTGGTCAATATGCTCTTCTTCGGCGTCTGGTGGTTTTATGATGCGGCGCAGGCCATCTTCAATAGTGATGTAGTAAAAGTCTATGGTCTGGGTGTGCCAGGTCTTGGTCCCAAGGGCATTGCAGCAGGCGTCCTATCCAGTGACACGCCCAGCAAGAAACACCTGAATTTCTTTCTCTATGCGCTCGCCCTGATTTTTGGAGGGAGCTTTGGACTAGACTCTTTCCTCGTGGGGGAGAAACAATCGGGCCTCATTCGTCTGATTTCCTTGCTCTCTATCATCGGCATCCCTGTCGCCCTTGGACAGTGGGCATACAAACTATTTACGTTCTTTTTCTACACCAAAACAATCACCTCGCAATATAAGGATTTCTTTGGAGCACCTGGGGAGTCCACAGAAGACCAAACCTCAGGATTCTTTACACGCATCATCATGCGTATTCTAGATACGGTGCGGGGACCTGCGGAACTCATTCTCAAGCCCGTGACAGATACGGTTCAGATGGGCATCAAGACGGTGGGAGAAACGGTGACGACGGGACTTCAGACGGTGGACAATACGGTGATCCTAGGGAAGGCGGTGGTGGACAAATCAAGCGAGATTGCGACTCAGGTGACAGGGGCGATCGATGCGCTGTCTCAGGCGGGATCGTTTCTTCCTGCGACGTCTCTGTATTCCAGTATCACTCCTGAGGCGGTAAAGAGCGCAAAGAGCGCTCTCCAGTCAGGCGGTTCCCAAGGTACCCAAGGTACCCAAGGGTTTCAAGACCTAAACGCATCCTCCTATGTTCTTCTAGGAACCCTCCTGATCGCCGCCTGCTCAGGATTCATTGCCACCTTTCTTCGCACTAGCTTTCGTAAAAATGTCACACAACGAGATGACTCCCCTCCCGAGCCAGGAGTTCTTCGAGGGTCTGATCAAAAAGAATCAACCGCATGAGCCCATTGTGATGATCCGTTTTGGCGCGAGTTGGTGCGGTCCGTGTCAGCGACTGGATACGAAGGCCCTTCTAGATCTCAGCCCGCAGATTACCTGGTATTATTGTGATCTGGACAAGAACGATTATACGCCAGGCTATTGTGGCGTCAAGAGCATCCCTGCGTTTCTTGCGATTGTCAATGGATCCCCACAGCCGATCTTTCAGAGCTCGGATACGGCCAAGGTGATTGATTGGATGCGAGGCGGCTTCAAGAAGGCATAAATCAGTAACACAATTCATCCTATCCTCTCATGAACGATTCATGGGATGATAGCATACACAAGAAGAAGAAGCGACAAGACGTTACGAAGCAAACATCACACGCCCGCGTCCCTCCTTCACCTCATACACATTCCATCCCTCTGTAAAGACTCGCATCTCACATTTCCGTTGAGCGAGAAAGGGATTGCTTCGAATGTTAGCGAGCTCCAGATACAGAGTCGGGCGATCCGCCGTGCTGAGATTGACACTCCCCTCAGGCTGTCTCTCGATCGGATACACGGCACCCAACCCATCACCCGTGGACCATTCCATGACGCCGATGAAGCGCCCTGGTGCATTCTCGGAACTGGCCAGCACAGCCATCTGTTCCCATACGGAGGGTTCCAGTAGATGCTCTCGATCCTTTCCCGCAATGATCAGTTTTAGGCGATAATAAAAACGACCAGGCGGCTCCGTTTCGGGTTGCGCCGCCGTCGGCGCATGATCGTCAGTATAGTCGTTTCGAAAGTCATCCAGACGGTTTTGACGAAGCGCATTGGTCGATCGAAAAAACCAGAAGAGACGCTCGGTGGGATGGCGACCCTCCAGAGTTCGTGTGACAGCCGAGGTGCCTCCCTTATCCAAGGAGATGAAATCCAACTCTCCAAAGGAGAACTGATTCTCAAAGATACGACGAAAGGGGATCGTCAGGGTCTGCGTGCGAAGTGCCTCTTGAATCTCGGGAGAGACATAGTGTTGAACAGTGGAGAGCAACACGGTGGGGGAACCGATCGTTACGCGGCCCAAGGGCGCAAAGACATAGGGAGTTCCATCCGAACAGACATACTGAAAGGCAGGGACATTCCAGGGAGCAGGTTTGTGAGTGTCATCGCTACAGACGACGAGATCCTCCAGGTTCCGAAGCGTGATCCGAAGACGAAGGGTCTGCCATGGCATGGCGGTTAAGGGGAATCCTCCATCACCTGGACACTGCATCCCAGGAAGGGGGAGGTAGATGCGAAGGGCGCCAGGGGTGGCACGCAACTGAATTCCACGATGCACCGTTTGTCCACTATCCTCTTTCCATCCCCCTTTTTCCAAGGCAAGAAAACGGCTGTTCCGTGACCCCTCGGTATGCTGTTTTGCGAGAAGACCATCTCCGCTCCACTCCTGAATCAAGAACTGATCCTGATAGAATTGGATGCGCTCAAAGAGATAATAGCCGACTCCATTCACGTATCCATAGGACACTCCCGTCTGGGTCGTAATGGGATAGAGTCCATTGGCGACCTCGGGATTGACGGGCATGCCCCCTGCAATAAGGGGCAGGGGAGGAAACCAGGAGGGGAGAGTGACGTCCAGAGCGCATTCTGTCATGATGTCGGCATACCGATCAATCTCCACTTCAAAAGTCGTTCCGAAGGCGGTGCCATTGAGGGGGACCGCGGTGCGCCGTTCGGCCAGATGGGGGACCGAAGAGGAATAGCGCGGATCATGAACAAACGTGCTCTCTGGAGCGTCCTTGACAAAATAGCGATCTTTGACTCCACGCGCCACGAGTTCAAAGAGGGCGCCTTGACCACTGGATGCGTTCACTCGTGCCATCTACTAGTAAGAGATGCTTCCATCTTCTTAGATCATGTCCACAAAAATTGAGACACGTAATTGCGCCAACAAATAGCAAACATCGCTTCGTATTTGTCATGTCCCTC